CGAATAAGGAATCAAGTTACCTTGAATGGTATCAGCTTTAATGGTATCATCTTTAAATCCACTTAAAGGATTATAAGCTACTAAAATTCTCCCGTAATAGAACGGAGAAGCATTGAGAATGATTTTTACCTTGAGATTACATTTAAGAAAAGCATAATTGTTTATCTTATTCTGTATTCTTGCATCAGTAAAGAAAGCATTCCATGGATTAATATTCCATGTTATCGCTGCTCCCACATTCCAAGTTGTTGTGTTTACCAAAACTGGTCTACTCAAAAATTCTCCTAAATCTGGCGTATTGCCTGAATCACAATCCATAGTAGGATCACTAGGTATAGGATAATCAAGAATTGACATAGAATTGGTGTCAATAAAGGACACATTTTCTTGTTTACTGGGAGTCGAGGGAACTGCAGCATCCACTGCTGGCTCAACCTCTGTTTCGTCCATTTGAGGTTCGAACGTAACCGTTAAATTGTTAATTTTGCTCCGTGAAATTTACAATAGATCTTTACACGTTATACGATCTAAGGATGTTATTAGTTTGAGACTCCAGCAACTCTTCTCTAAATAGAGATTTCAGGGATTGCCTTTGCAGGAGTTACAATTATGATCCACTCTACATTTAATATATATAACATAAAAATATATGAATGTCAGTAACTATCATAATTGGGTTAAGTTGGTTTAAGGGATGGAAACCAAACACCCCAACTGGACGCTTAATAGCATCCAGTGGTCTTATCAGGTAAACCTGAATTTCTCCAATAACTTGTAACAAATTCGTTCCAAGTTTTCAGAGGTTTGGCTTTATAGAACATATCCAATTCTAATCTAGTGACAATGTCTAGTAGCATTTTATGTTTCTTTTCAAATACTTCTTTTCCATAAAAGAAATATTCGGAATTCACACTAGTTAAAACGCTATAAGCATGTTCTAGATCGGATATAGATTTACTCTTAACCCAAACAGTTAATGATTTTTCTATAGATTCCTCATCGATCGGACAAAGATAAGTTTTCATATCTTCATCCCATCTCCAAGTTCTCTTTAGAAATGAAACCTCATCTATATGAATGAAAGGAATACTCTCAGCTTCTTTATCTGCCATGGTATATCCAATGGATATATCAGCCAGAGCTTTTGAAACTGTAGTATGGTTAAACCAATCACAATCTTTAGATACGTTGGCTACATTATCATCACCGTAGGTTAAAAGTTTAACATGATTGTTAAATTCAGAAAGTTTAGGTGCTGACACTTCAGCATCTGAAAGTTTTGAAAACACATATCTAATATATAAGCTATTAACCAAACTATTGATAACAACTGTTAAAGGATGACCTGATGTTTGTAAATTAGGTAGAGATGTTATATCTCCACAATATTCTACAGTAGGGTATATGATATCATATGCTAAAGTCCACATAACATTTAATTCCTCTTGTTCAAAACCAGCAACTCTGGCAATCTCAATAAGGATATAAAATGCTTGGTATTTTGCACATGCATACATACGCTTGTCGAATTTGGCATAATCTCCAGCGAAACATCTTTCTTCTCCAAAAGTAGTAAGATAATCTCTGTGAGCTTTCCATTCTTCAGACTGAGCAACTGTCCCAACTCCACATTCAAATACTTCTCTATTTTTATTAATCAAACGAATGATTGTTAAATAATATTTACGTACAAGAATAGTTTGTGGGAAAGAACCCGTGTAAAATACGCGAGTAAGAGCATCTAAAACCTTTTTCCATTTTAATGCCTCATCTTTTAAAGATCCCGAAGCTATAAAATGGGACATAACTCCTAGTTTAGCTAATTCTTCAGCCTTAAGCACTTGATCAAGTATGACGTCACTGACATCCACTGGATCTGGTGCTGTTTCTGTAGCATCAGCTGGAACTAAGAAATGCTTCTTAGATTTGTTAAATGGGTAACCGGCAGAACTATTTCTATTGATTTTATCAATATATCTAGCACCGGATACACCATTAACAACATCAAAGATTTGCATTACACAGAGTTCCTCTAAGTCCTCTTGTTTAAGGTTATTCAAAATATGTTTTAAAAACTGCTTTCCACATTCAATCATGCGTCCTTCTTCCATGCCGACAATTGGTTTTATAATCTCTTTAAGAGAATTTTGCCAAGGTCGCCATGAATTCATGACAGGTTTTGTAAACTTTTCTGTATAACCATATTCAAGAGCAATCTCAAACATAGGTGTATGTTCAACTAAGGATTTTCCTTTACGAAAAGGTTTATTCAAAGTTCCATAGACGGCTGCTTCTCCAGTTTTGTGGTATCTAAATGGACTCATATGGTGCAAAGTGCCCATATTATATCCATATTGCTGGACCATAAAGTCTGGTTTGTGCGAGTCTATCATATGATGTTTGATTTTATTTGTTGCTTCATGAATGAATTCATTAGTGATTCTAGTGGTACGAGAATATTTGCTATGTTCACCAGTTTTACCACCAGCATAATGTAGACCCAGAATAACTGGGCCCATCATGGTGGTGCCTATAAGTGGTGTTCCACAATATCCTTTATAAAAAGAATCAGCTGCAATAGCTTGGTAGGTCATGCCTTCAATAGGTATGTTATCAAACTTTACAGCATCTTTCTCATCAAGAATTCCTATATGATTAGTTCTATTACAATCAATAAAACCATCTTTCTTTCGGGTTAAGAAGAAACCATTAAAAGAACCTCTTAGTGCATCCTTAACAAAAATGTCTCGAATATCCTTATGAGGTGCCATGGATTGTATTTGTATTAAACACAAATCTTTTTCTGGATATCTATGAATTTGACTTTCATTAATAATGATAGTTCTGTTCATATTAACAGAAGCAGTGGCTATGGATTTTGTTAACTCAAAAGTTAATGGTGTCGTTAGATTTGGTACACAATGGTTGCTAAAAGCAAATATATTGTCGCAAACAACTATAGACTTGCTATCAGTTGCTTTCAATGTATCTTCCTTAACATACTTTATAGTGACACTATAAATTTGTTTGCTCAGGATGCCCATTAACTGTTCCTTATCTAAACTTTTAAATGATGTTGTCTTAGGACTAACTTCAAAAGAAGTAGTTTCATAATCAACTTTGGTCCAAACACTCTCTTTTTCGTCATTTGTGACTTCAAATTTCTTGCCGGAAAGCATTGCTGGATGAGAATTACCTTGTTCATCAAATTTTTTTGTTTGTGGTGTGAAATAATCAACCATAATACGACTAAATTTGTAACCAATGTATATTCCCATAGCACCTTTAATAACATTAAGTGCTGTTAGTTTACCCAAACGAGTATCGTACTTAACAGTAACGATTTTCATAAGAAGCATACCAAAATGGTGTTTACCTAGTATAGAACTTAGGAAAAAACTAAACATCACTTGACAAAATTGCCAGCGCCATAAAGCATAGAAAATTTTAAAAATAAATGATCTATCACAAATGAAGGACATCAACAACGATTGAGACACAGCTACCAAATAAGGGAAAAACCCTTGTTGAGCAGCATGAACTTGGTATGCGTTGTAGAAACCATTTCTGTTGTGTACACCGCTTTCAAGAGGACTACAAATAGCCCAACCTTTGTTTGCGTCATACTCAACACATTCATGTTGTTTATCCAGCGTCCAAATAACTCCGTTACTAATGGTATTAGCATCAAGATATTTTACCTTACCCACTTTGATTACACCTTTTTCCACACTACAGAAGAAAAGTTGGTGTGTGGTGATATTTAATATCATAATACAACCATCAAGAAATAGTTTTAAATAAATTGGATTGTCTCGCTTTTCTGTAAAGAAGTCACGATAATCTGGATGTTTTTCAGTCATAGCTGTATATTGATCTTTAAAGAATTGAATATCTATACCTGGCTTAGCAGGTCGTACATAATCAAAAGCTTTTGAACATAAATCACTAACTAAGGACTGATTTTCAAAACAATCACAAAATTTAGAGAAAACACCACATGTGGAACATAAGGATTCTCTAGATATATGATTATTAGATTTTTCCATACGTTCTTCATTAAGCATTTGTTTTTCAACCAAAATTTTGAGGTACTTTAGCATCTTATTCATATTCGTTAAACGAGTAATGTTACGACGCTTTGGTTTAGAATGTTGGTAACTAGTAGGATCAGCAGATTGTGAAACCCAATCGAATACGATGAATTCCCAATAATCTTCAGTTCCATCAGTCAAGTTTGAATCAAGCATCATAGATCCTGATTTTCTAAACTTTTCTTTAACAACAGGTTCAATACAAAAATCGAATCGTCGCATGACTGCCATGGGGTAGGCATATGATAATTCAACATTTAAGTGATCTGTATTTGTAGAAAGTACAATGTTAGTTCCTAAAAATGGATTCTTACCTTTATCTTCCAAAGAAGCTTGTTCAGGTACGAACGACATAGGATTCTTTACTTGTATAATTTCTGCTATAGACACATCACCCATTGGACTTTTGTCTGGGTTTTTAAAAGCAACATCATCTATAATAAGAGTGTGTTGATATGATTTGAAACCATTCCAGTGTTTAGACTCTGGGTTTCTAACATAACAAAATCTCATATCAGGAGATTTCTTTTGTAAATGGTTTATAAAAACACGAATAGTGTTCATTACAGAACTTTTACCAATACCTGGCGTTCCAAAAACCATTGTTAAGAAAGGTGTTACCTTTGGTTTTGAAATTTTCTCATCGATTAGATATTCTCTAAGTATATCTTTTAAGTCATTAACAAGAGAGCAAATAGCTCCCTTAGCTCTAATATCTAAAATCTGAGATTGTTTCATGAGTTCATTACCAGTTTCAATAGATTTCTCTAAATCACTAAGAAATTGATGCTCATCTACAGCTACAGCTGTATCCCGATATAAATCAGGATTATTTATACTTTTATAATCACTTTTAACTTTGTGTGCATTTTCAAACCATTTAGCATGACTACCACCTCCATAAAGGAGTGGTGTCAAACTACCGGTTGTGAAACACAATTGAATTTGATCTATTAGGAAAAAAGCAGTGTCCATGATACAATCAATAAATTGAAAGTTATCTTTGAAATCACGCTTAATTGCTTTTGCTTCAAATTCGTCATAATTAAAAGTTTCAAAGCTCATATTAGCTACTTCTAAGAAGTTGCGAGCGAGTATATTAAGAAACAAAGTATGAAATTTCTTAAATAATGGTGATGTTTTAAAGTTTTTGTAACAACCATAAAACATTTTAGCTTGAGAATACACATATTCCATATCCTGAGCTTCAAAGTCACCAGATCTTACCGCATTCATAACACTAGTGTCAGTATGGGAAGATAGATCTGAGAAAAAATTCATGTCAAGGCTTTTCAAAATAAATTCTGATAAGGCACCAACAATACTTTTCGTCGATCTCGCTTGATAAAGCGATATTGCTGCTAATAAATAGTCTGCAGCCGACTTAGCTCTATTCAAATTAATAATAAAAATTGAAATATCTTCACTAAGTTTCATAACATAATCAGTA